GCAACAAAGCCGCTGCAGGGCGGGGAAGGGCACAACCTGCTGCATTACGCCGGACCTCCCGTCAGCCGCAGCCCCAGCTGCACCACATTGCTTGCCTCGGCCTGCGCTGACGCGCCGCCCGGCCTGAACCCGTGCATCTTGTGCCAGTGCGCCCAGGCGAGGTCAAAGCTTGGGTACCTCGCGGTGGCGCTGCAGCGGCATTCAATGAAGTGGCCACCCTTCGATTCCGACCGTCGCCCGTCGACCATGTAGCGGGCTTTGTGGTCATCTGGACACCTCGGCAGCGAACGGGCGGGGGAGTGCTCGCGAAGCGTGATTTTCATGCGCGAAGCCCTCGTTGATCCGATGCATTTTGTGGAGGTTCCTCACAGAAAATGCCGCAATCGAAGTTCATTGATTTCATCGACCCACCCTTGTCGGTGACCCCAATTTCGTCGAGGAAAACCCGCTGGCCTTTGACCTTGACCAAGCGAGCGCCGAGCGGGCTGACGCCCGCCAGGATCGACGCAGCGACGTGCGGCAATCCGGCGGAATCGTATTCGCCGGTGAGGAAGCTGCGAGCGGTGTCAAGGTCAGCCACGGGCTTCCTCCCAATCGGTCAGGGTGAAGGCTGCACCGCAGTTCCTGCACTCGTAGTCCCGGCTGGCGCCGAAGTGGTCGTTGTACTCGGCGTCATCCTTCACGTAGGTGCGAACGCACGGCGGAATGTCGGTGAAGTCGAGGCATCCAGTCGATTCACAATCCGGGCAACGTCGGCGCATGTCGCGCAGCATCAGATCAAGCATGGGTCGCTCCCCGGCGCACGGCCATCTGCGGGCGACGGCGCAGCCGTTGCGGGATCTGGCCCACGGCCAGGCCGCTGTGACGCCGACGTGCCGGCCGGGTTATCCAGAGGTGGTGCAGCAGGGCGCCGCCGGCGGCGGGGCCCAGCAGGATCAGCAGAAGCTCAGTCATGGGACACCTCCTGCGCTGCCTGCACGACTGCGGCTGGGGTGGCCTTCCGGCCGGGCAGCATGTTGGCCACCTCGAAGGGGAAAGGCAGGCGGTCGGCCAGCTTCGCCAGTTCCGCTGAGATCCAATGCCCCTCATACGCGAATTCCTCGCGGCCCTTGACCAGCACCCAGCCGGCCCTGCTGCTTTTCCGGCGCTCGAAGACGCGCTGTGCGACCTTGTGCCCGCCCATGTCCAGCACGGCGGTCGCGATGACCTGGTTGTGGGTGATATGCAACGTTACCGTGGCGCTGCATTCCGGGTGAATGGGTTCATGTGCACAGTTCTGCACACCCGTGATAGCCTCCGCGTCGGGTCCGGTGCTGGATTCCAGCGTACGTGCGGTGGTGGTTTCGGCTCTGCCGATCAACTGTTGCATGGCTCTCTCCTGAGCTTCGTTGGTGGATGGCCTTGGGGTTAGAGGTGGTGCTCTGCCCGCCGGCCCGCTTTTACATTTACTTCTTGAAAACCCAGCAGCGCACGGCAACACCAGTGCTCAGGCTGTTGGTTCTGATGCAGCTGTTGACCGTGAGATTCGGGTCGACCAGCTTGTAGCGGCGCGAATCACGCAGGTATGCGCGCAGCACCTTCAGGTCAGGAACGGGCTGGTTGTAGTGCGCCGCTTTGGCCATGAAGTCATTGAGGTTGATGGCGATCCGCTGCGGATCGCGCGAGTGATTGACGATGTTGCGCTCGCCGTTCCCCATCGTTTCCAGATACTCGTAGGTTTCCCAGAACTCGTTGACCAGGGGATGGTCAGCACTGATCGCCGATTGACGTTCCATTGCCATATCGACCAGTGCGTTGCGGGTGGCCTTCACCATTTCCTCGGGAATGTCGATGACCAGGCGCAGCCCATCGAGCAGAGCCAGCATCTGCGAGTGGTTTTTGATCAAGCGCTCCATGCGCAGATCCTTGTTCTCGCGCAGCTTTGCCTCGTAGAAGCGCACGCGCTCGGCGAACGTCTCCAGTACCCGCTCTTCCGCGCGTACGGCCTTGATGAGGAAGTGGCTTACTTCCTCCACCTGAAGGGCATTGAGGTTATCTGCCGCCTGCCGGCTCTCGATGGTGGCGTTGGGCTTGCGGAAGTGCAGCTTCACGATGCGGGTCATGATCGCCTCGCTCGCATCAACCGCTGCGTTCTGGCTGATCACGATGGTGCCCCGGAACGGCGGCTCGTAGGTCTCATTGCCGCCGTTGCGCACGCCCCGCGTGGCCAGGGTGCCGCCGCCGTAGTAGTCCTTCAGTTCGTCCCATTCAAACGACTTGGAATGCGCCTTGTCGGCAGAATCGCGGTCGGCCTCCAGCAGCACCACGGGCATGCCCGAGGTCTGGCCCATGGCGCGCGCGCGGCCGGCCTTGGAGGATTTCGCCGGGTCGAAGCCCTCGTAGTCACTGCGGGCCAGCAGCTTCCACAAGAAGGTCAAGAGCGTTGTCTTGCCCGCGCCGGCTTCACCGGTGGCCTCCAGAAACGGGAACGACTTGTGGCCGCGCCGGATCTGGTTGGCATACAGCGAGCCGAACCAGAAAGTGAGCGCCACCATGCCGTTCGTTCCGAAGCACGTCCACAACCATTGCAGCCAGTCGGTCCGGTACTGTTCGTGGTCCCGCTGTACATCCATGCGGATTGACCGCTGCGTGGTCTTGATGCGTAGCTTCTTGAACTCGAAGTAGTCCTCGGCGTTGGCTAGGCTGATTTCGCCGTCCCGTACCGCCAGGTCACCGAAGATGTACGCCTTGTGTTCCGGTGTGTAGCCGACGAAATCCACGGTGTGAACCTCTTTGATGTTGTCCAGCTGCACCTTCATGATCTGCAGCAGCTGCGAGGCGCTGCCATCGAAGATGGCGCCGCGTGCGATATGGCCAAGCCGGTCACGGAACGATGGGGCGTTTAGCGCCTGCGATGATGTGAACGTGCCTGCAGCGCTCGGTCCATCGTGCGGGAACTCCACGCGAAAGTAGTACCAGGCTTCATCGGTTAGTTCGTTGCGCTGGTAGTACAGCGCGTGCGGGTAGCAGTTGGCGATCTCGCGCACGTTGCAGCACGCGCGGCGGATCTTCTGGACCTGCTCCGGGTCCAGTTCCTCATCGGCGTCTTCCTTTCGGGTCGCCTGCTCGCGGCATAGCTTGTCAAAGCGCACCGGGTCGAACTCAAACCAGTACAGGCGGTTCCGGTGGTCGAGGTGGAACTGCGTTCGTTGGTCGTGTTCGTAGACGATCAGGCCCTTGTCCATCGCGGTACGCGCCATCAGCAGCGCGCCTTGATGCAGCGCCAGGTCTACGTCGGCCTGCCACTGTGCATCGCCGTCCTCGGCGGCCTGGGCACGCAGGTGTAGATCGTTCCAGTCAGTCTTCTTGCCGCTGCCCTGGTCGATCTGCGCAGCCTTGTTCTTGAACCCCAGCTTCTCGGCGCGGCGCGCATGCTTGTGTGTGTAGGCGCGTGCGCTCGGTTCGTTGTCCAATCCCCATACCAGTGTGGGAAGGTCGGCGACGCGAAGGTCGTGCAGTTCCTTGAGCGATGCTTCGGGGTAGGCGTTGCTGGACATGGCGGCAACGGCGCAGATGCCGCGCTGCAGGAGGGCGATGGCGTCAAAGATGCCCTCCACGATCCAGACTTCTCGCGCGGTGCGCATCTGCTCAAGCGCAGCGGGAGCCGCCCACCACACACCTGCGTAGCTTTGCCCCGGCGCAAACCGTGCCTTCATCTTGCCAAACCGGTGCGGCCTGTCGATCAGGCGCTCCCACCAGCCACCCTTGGCCAGCTGGAACCGAACCGTAGCGGTGCCCTGCCGGATGGTGTTGTCGTAGAAGCTCTCCTGCGTATACGTGCCCTGCAGCGGCTTGATGGAGAAGCCGCGGCCGGTCGCCAGGTACGCGTCAGCCGCAGCGTTCGGCGCCTGCGTGGTTTGGGGGTTCAGCTTGGAGTAGTCGTCGAACAGATCGTCGTAAAGGTCGCGGACGCGCACCTCTTGGCCGCACTTGGCCTGACGACCGCATCGAAGCACCCACGGCTTGAGGTGGCTGGTGTAAAGCTCCTTCTTGCCGCAGTGGGGGCACTTGCCCCCACGCATGAACAGGCCGCTACGGTGCTTGAGGCCGTAGTCGCGCTCGATGCGCGTCAGTACCTGGTGGCGGATTTCTTCTTGCATGCCGGCTCAGCCTTGTGATGCCGCGAGGGCGGTGGTGCGGTGGTGTTGCATGGCTCTCTCCTGATCGACCCCGGCGGCGGTGGTGCGCCGCTGGGGTCTGGGTGGTGCGTTATTCGCCTGCGGGTCGGGAGCGGCTGAGGATCCCGGACAGATCCTCTGCGATGTATTGCGCGACAGAGGATGTGTGGTCGGCCTCGATTTCCAGCATCTTCGCGGCCTCGCTGG